CGAAAGGAAAACCAGGGAAGGTTCCTTTTATGAAAGATCCAATGGGACGTCCTGACCCAATCAAGACACTTGATCTGGACATTCCACTGCAGATTGAAAAAGGAAAGTCGATCGAGGATCTGAAATCGGAAAAGCTTAACTTGGAAACAGAAATTACTGCAATAGAAAAATCTGATCAATTTAAGTCCCTTGAAGAGGGTCCAATAGCAATTGATAAGATTCAAAAGAATGAAGATGTCATTAATATTTTAAATGAACAAATTAAAGCTATAGAAAGCACTAAACAACCGGAGGTCGTGGAGGGCGCGATTGATTTCGGCATGGACCAGCCTGTCATGAAATGGGCAATTCCGGATGCAATTAAGGAAATGAATCAGGATCGCTTTACAATTGGTCAATTATTGAACGCGTTGGGGGAAAAAGTGTCCAAAACGGAGCTTGATGAGACGAGTTTTGAGCCCGCACTTAAAAATCAGGCGTATTTAAAGAAAAATTTTCAGTTGGATAAGGGTCAAATCCTTGAAGCTCCAATAAAAGGGCTGGATTTGGATATGATAAAGGATGTAGATGCACAAGGAAAGGTTACAAAAACGATTTTTAGGGTGAAAAATGACACTAGGAAGTTTGATTTGAACACCGTCATTACAAAAGAGCAGGCGTTGGGTATTTTCCATGACGTCGCACCTAAAATTAAGGCGAATATGTTCTCTTCACAGCCGATCAAGGCGGCAATGCGGGAATTTCAGACTTTTTTGACGGCAAAAGGAGAAACACGATACATTAGAGGTCAAAGTATAGAAGGACCACTTAAAAATCGTCCTTTGACGCGTGAGGGGGAGAATTTACGTCTCATGCTATTGAATGATTTGAATATGATAAGTGAAGGCATCACTGAAAAGACATCCGGCAACCAAAAGATTTTTTCCGTGGAAGCAGGAGCACGTGATGCGGCGATAGATCGTCTTAATACCTTTTTCAAAGACAATTATGGAGTGGATAACGTGTTTGAAAACGGAATTGACATTTATTCGGCTGACATGCCCGCATATGTCAAAAGGGCCGGTAACATCATGCTTGATATCCTCAAGGGACGTGGGTTGAACTACCAGACGGAGGGAAGCCCGTCGCACGGGTCAACGCAGTTCCTTCCTGGGTCCATGAACCAGTCAGAACTCGTATTTCACTATGAACCGGGTCGGTTGCGTCAAAATGAGCCAAGATACAGCAATGATCACAGTTTTCCAATGACTCTTGATAATATTTTCGTTTGGACGCGTTTTTCCGACCGTTATGACAGCAGAAACCGCAAATTGCTCTTTGTGGAGGAGATCCAGTCCGACATGCATCAAAAAGTTCGTGCCGGTACTAAAAAATACGTAATGCGGCAGGACAAGCCGAATCCGGCGGTAAGAAAGCTGCAGGACCAATTACAACAATTGGAAAAAGAGTTAAATCAAGAATGGAAGATGGGGGATCCTAGAAGAGAACAAGTACGAAAAGAAATTAAAGCAGTAGAAAAGAAATTAGACAAAGAAGGGGTTTTAAAAGGTGATACAACGGAGGGGCCTTTCAAGAAGTCAGAGAACTACGCGAACTTCGCACTGAAAAACGTCATCCGTTATGCGTTGGACAACGGATATGACGGAGTCGCCCTCATCAATGGAAAAGCGAAAAATAAGGCGAATAACAACACCGCCGGATCAAAGCAGTGGAAGGGAACTCTTTCAGCTTACAATAATATTTACGCAAAGACATTGAAAAACATTGCAAGTGATAAGAACCTTTACTTTCCTGAAACAGGTGTTATTATCAAGGATGGTAATGGAGTTAACTGGGCTCATCTTCCAGCCGTTATCTTTAATGAAAAATCCGTTCCAGAAATTAGAGGAGAAGGCTTTAAGACGTATAAAGCGAAAGGTGGATTCGTGTTGAATCCAAGAAGGGAGATTATGAAAGATGTTGTCCCAACACTATAATCATGTTATAAGGAAATAGGTATGCCCCCAAAAGATCAGATAGAGAAAGCGATAAAGGCATTGGCGTCAGCCGGTGTTAATGTTGGAGAAAATGAAATGGCGATGGATGTTCAAGTTCCTGAAAAGGATGTTAACTTTGAACCCGATGTCGATATTCAAGGTCTTCCGGATGGAGGAGCCGACATTAATTTCGATCCGAACGCTCCAGTAGACCAGTCACAAATTCCATTCAACGCGAACTTAGCGGATCATATTGAGGAAAACGATCTTCAGAAACTGTCCAACAAGTTAATTGCGGCGTATGAGTCTGACAAGACATCCAGAAAAGACTGGGAAGACACATACATAAAAGGTTTGGACATGCTTGGATTCAAGTACGAGGACCGCACGCAACCTTTCGAGGGCGCGGCAGGTGTCGTTCATCCACTGCTTGCTGAATCAGTGACACAATTCCAGGCACAGGCATACAAGGAACTTTTACCGCCTGGTGGTCCAGTCAATACAGAAATAGTTGGTGAAATTACACCGCAAGTTGAAGAGCAGGCAAAACGTGTCAAGGACTATATGAATTACCAGTTGATGCACGTTATGAGGGAATATGATCCAGACATGGATCAACTGTTATTTTATCTTCCTCTGTCAGGCTCGGCATTCAAGAAAACTTATTACGACTCACTTTTACAAAGACCAGTTTCAAAATTCATTTCATCAGAGGACTGTGTTGTCAACTATATGGCTTCCTCGCTGGAAGATGCGGTTAGAATAACGCATGTCACGAAAATGGATGCCAATGAACTGAGAAAACAACAGGTAAGCGGATTCTACCGTGACATACCAATCACGTCCGGTTCCGTTTCAACGACAAGCGATATTCCTGACAAGGTGGACGAGCTCCAAGGAACAAGCAATACGACGCCGCAGGATGATGATGAACATTCACTTTTGGAAATTCATGTCGCGGCTGATGTTCCAGGATTTGAAGATGAAAGCGGAATTAAGCTTCCATATATTATTACAATTGACCAGTTTTCAACCAAGGTTCTTTCCATCAAGAGAAATTGGATAGAACAGGATCAAGTAAAAAACAGAATTGACTATTTTACACATTATAAATTCCTCCCAGGACTAGGCTTTTACGGCTTTGGTCTAATACACATGCTTGGAGGGTTATCGCGAACAGCAACAAGTGTTTTGCGGCAATTAATTGATGCTGGCACACTCGCTAACCTTCCGGCAGGTTTCAAGGCACGTGGCATGCGCATACGTGATCACGACGAGCCGTTGCAACCAGGTGAGTTCAGGGATGTGGATGTTACAGGACAGTCAATAAAAGAATCACTATTACCATTGCCATACAAGGAACCATCACAGGTTCTGTTTGCTTTACTGGGTTTCTGCGTTGACGCGGGAAAATCTTTCGCGGCGATAGCCGACATGAAGATGGGTGAAGGGAACGAGCAGAATCCAGTTGGAACAACTTTAGCTTTACTTGAGCGTGGAACTAAAGTGATGAGTGCAATTCATAAAAGATTGCATTATGCGCAAGGCGTTGAGTTTAATTTATTAGCGCGTTGCATTAAAATGTTCCTTCCACAAGAATATCCTTACATGGTTAAGGGTGGAAACCGAATGATCAAGCAACAAGATTTTGATGACCGAATTGACATACTACCAATTTCAAATCCAAACATATTCTCGATGTCACAACGTGTCATGTTGGCACAACAGCAATTGCAATTGGCGATTGCCAATCCGGCATTGCATAATTTGCGTGAGGCATATCGAAGGGTTTATCAGGCGTTGGATGTGGATAACATTGATGCGATACTAAAACCGGATCCAGAACAGCCACAGCCAATGAGTCCGGCTATGGAAAATTCAGTGGCGATGCAAGGACAGAACCCAAAAGCGTTTCCTGACCAGAACCACAAGGCGCATATGGATACGCACGGTGAATTCATGTTCACTCGAATGGTGCAGATTAATCCACAGCTCTATGCAATGATGGAATCGCATATCATGGAACATATTGCATTGATGGCTGCATTAGCCGTTCAAGAAGAAATGAAAGAACAAATGCAGCAAGTGGATCAGATGATGCAACAAGCTCAGCAAAATCCTCAAATGATACAACAGGCGCAACAGGCACAGCAACAGCTTAAAACTCAAATGGAATCTAAGATTGCAGAAATGGAAGCGGTAATGATTGCTGAAATGGCTAAACAGGAACAAGAAAAAGCTGGTAACATGGCACAGGATCCATTGGTAAGGTTGAAACAGCAAGAGATCGACCTTAAGGCGGCGGAAGTTGCAATGAAAGGCGAAGTGGAGGACAACAAGCTTATGGCTGACATCGGCATAGAGGCTGAGAAGATGGACCTTGAACGAGACAAGATGAAAGGCAAGATGGAAGAAACACTTGCCAAGGAAAGTTTTGGTGCTATAAAAGAGGATACAAAACAGACGATTGACGAGATAAGACAAAACATGGAGGATCTACGGGAAAATAAAAAGATCCGAAGTGCCGAGAAGATTGCAGTAATGAAGGAGAAAATGAATGGACGAAAAAATAGTCAAA